CCTGATTTATCTAATTCAGGTTTCCAGAATCTGTCATCCGAGTATGATTGTTTTTGTTTTTGTGGTTCAGCAACTTTATTAAGTTCACTGACTAGAGTATCTAGGTTTGATTTTGACCTTTTTAAGGCCGCTATACTTGTATTCATATGTTCCTTTGTATGTTAATTGTATATTGTTGTATCTGTATAAATTGTATATTAGTATTTATAAGACTATTCTTTAACAAACAAACCTTTTATTTGAGCAAAAGTTCTAGCAAGTTGATCTTTACCATCTTGCCAAGATTTCTTTTGATACTCAATGATATCTTGTTTTTCATTGGCAATATGATTAACAAATTTATTCTTTTGTTCCGTAAAACTATTACCAATTTCAGTTAAAGTATATGTCTTCTCATTAGTATTTCCCACAGTAGCGGTAAAGCATAATACTAAAAAAGCTATTATTATATTTTTCATAGTTCTATTATATCAAACTTCCGACTTACTGTCAAGCTGTTTACGAAGTCTGGCAATCTCTATGTTTTTTTCTTCCAATAATCTTGTCAAATCTAAAGGTCCTCTATCGTCATCTTTGGCAACAACAGGTGGATTCTCTAGTTCATATTTTGTTATTATATCCGATATTGCTTGAAATGGATAGTTTCTTGCTACCATTTCGTTTCTGTATTTTTTTATCTCTTTTAATAGATTCACTAAAATTTCCTTACAATGTGTTTTCTTAATTCTTTAACAAAAAATTCTATCTTATCTATTGCTGATATTAAAGTATCATCCGTAATATATTTACTTTGATCTTTTAGTTTGTCATATTCTTTTAGTGGTATTGTGACCATTGATTGCTCATTCTCATAGGTCATATCGTGGTCGTGTGTGTCTCTATCAATTGATTCACTCATTTATTTCTTCCCATTCTTTCTCCCACTCTGTTTCATCTTTTTTGGTTACTTTTATATCTTTAGTATCACCTGTTGCTAGTGCTTTGAAAAATTGTGATATGACTGTGCTTGTAGGATCCCAAGCTCTCATAGAAGAGCCATCTTTGTAAGCAGTGCAACCTGTTAGTAATAAAAGTATTATTAATATTCTCATCTGCCTCTCGCTTCTCTAGCCGCTTTTGCTGCTAGTCTCTTTTGCTCTAATATTATTGATTGTCTAATTTTTCTACCCATAGGTATCTTAACAGATGTCTCAATCAGTTTACCTTTTTTACTGGTATATTCAACACCAATAACTTTGTCTTTAAAATCATTTTGAACAGACATTGTTGCTTTCTTTAGACTCATTGCCTCTTTTTCTTTTTCTTCGCCTGCTTCATTCCAAAATTTGAATATTCTCATTTTAGGCATTACATTTCCTTCACTTTCTTTTTCAATGTCATTTTGTATTTTGTAGTGTTATATTTTAGAAATGGTTTATATCTTATCATTCTATCATATAATTTAGGCCATATTACTTTTTCTTTTATGGTCTTATTTAGTCTCTTTGAAAATTTTAATATGTCATCTAATATAATAAGTGTCTCAAAATTTATCTTTTTAGATAGAAAATATTTAAGTATTGGTGGGTGTTGACCATCTTTAGATGTAAATAAATCATCAAAACTTAATTTCTTTGTTATCATACCTAGTATATACTCTATATCTTGTTCATAATAATAATGTAGTGCCTCTATCCTTCTCGACCACGACTTGTAGTTTTCGTCACCAGATTTACCAATGATATCCCCAACCCACAGATTAGTATTGGAAATAAAATTACTAATAAAATAGTTAGCGATATCAGTATCGCTATAAGTTCGAGACAGCTTGTGAAAAAAATATCTATCCCGTCTTTTAGTAAATGTGGCCAACCTTGCTGTTGTTTTCCCAGCGTGTCGGTGATAGTCATAACTCTGGTTTTTACTTGTGAAGTGAAGTTTGATAGCAAGGTAAATTTTATATACTTCAAATCCATTCACTTATTTTCCTTGTAAATATTTTAACACATTCTCTGGTGAAGATACGCCATATGGATCTTCAGGTGTGTCATCTGTCTTACCTGGTTCTACAAACATCTTTTGAACAACATAGTTATCAACTATCATAGCATATCGCCACGATCTCTGACCAAAACACTTGTCTCTCTTTTGACATAGCATTCCCATTTCTTGTGTAAATTGACCATTGCCATCAGGTATAACTTTTACATTTTCTAATTTTTGATCTTGTGCCCAAGCATTCATAACGAAAGAATCATTTACTGACATGCAATAAATTTCATCTATGCCGTGTGCCTTGAAGACATCTGCCTGTTTTTCAAAACCTGGTAGTTGTTGATTTGAGCAAGTAGGTGTAAATGCACCTGGTAAAGAAAAGACTATTACTTTTTTATCTTTGAAATAATCGTCTGTATTTTTATCAACCCATTCGCCTAATTCTCTTACTCTAAAATTAACGTGGGGCACTATTGTTTCTGCTTTATCGTTTATCATAATTATAATGGTAGTTTCGCCACCTTCTCCTTCAACATATTTAAATTTTGTGCCTCGTAAGCCACTTTTTCTTTTAATGTTTTATTAATCATTGATTTGGTATTGCTAGGATCAATCTCATGTTTTTTGCAATACTCTAAAATTGCGTCCATATAACCTATCTTTTTTTCTTTTACCATATTCTCTATGATTAAAGCAAATTTGTTAGGTGTCAAATCACTCATTAATACTCCTATTATACATCATTCATAACTAAAAGTCAAGCCTGTTTCTGTTGCGAGGTACAGGCAAACCCCAAGCGGATTATGCCGCTAAAGCGTAACCTTGTGAGTTAGCATTTATTAATAGTACGATATCAGCGATTAATCTCCGAAGTGTTTTACCTACCAGTCGAGCCTAGTTCCACCCCTATAATTTCATTGTTATAATGGTGGAGTGGCTGGGTATTGCACCCAGGTCCTGTCTAGTTATTGTCACCTCATCAACGACTAATTTTTTTTAATTTATAAATTAAATCCTGGTTTTAAATTAGGATTTAGACTCATATCAAATGTTTTAAATAATATACACGCTTCACTACCACCAGGTGTTTCTACCGTTGTTGTCTGCTCATACTTGTCGTTTACAAACATTGTAACCACATAAACAATCTCGCCTGTTGCTACGCCACCCTCTCTACCGAAACTCATACTGACAGCTGTAAATTCGTGTTTAGCAAGCCATCTAGCAACTTCTGGTTTCATACCACAAATACCAGGCACATTAGACCACCAGAAATCAAACTCTGGCTCAGGTGTAGGTCGTAAATGGTTTTCAGATTTAGCGTTTGTTGACGCAAGTGCTAAACCAATTGTGAACATTATTATTATCCATATTGTCGGTAAGTTATCTAGTATCTTATTCATTCTCTTTAAACTTTCTATGAAACTCCTTTATGGCGGGCTCAAGGAGAGGTAAATAATCCTTTTTATTTTTTATGAAAGTTTGAGTTGCACCCTCTTCGGTTACTATTAATATGACTATCTGGTCGATAGGTTGTCCGTACTGTTCTTCGTACATTTCACAATAAGCAGATGTCTGTATAAAGTAGTTTTCTACCCACTCTTCCTTCTTCTCTTTCGTTGAGGTTTTAAAATCTATTACTGAAAGTTTACCATTAAATTCAGCGATACAATCCACACGACCTGCAACGCCCCACTTGTGACTACAAAGGTTTCCCTCTTGTAGTACAATATTATTTATATTATCCAGTTCATTTTTTAAAATGGTAAAGAGCGCAGTCGGTAGGACATCCTGCTTTGAAAGTTCTCTGTTGTTAAGATAGTCCTCTGTCAATGTGTGTACAGCTGTGCCTCTCTTGGCTGCATTTCTCATAATTGTATTTGCAACCTGATCGCCAACTGACTCACGCCATTTGGTTATACCTTCATTGCCTCTTTCCGATAGCACGGTTGTGATCGAGGGATACTTTTTGCCATCAGGTAAGACATAAAATCTTTTACCTTTTACTGTCTCTGTTTTAAGTTCTATTGGTTTTGTGGGTAATGGAATATGAGTAAACTTCTTTACTTCAAAATTCTTTTTAAAATATTCGTGTAATGGATTCATAATATAATTATATCATATACCTAACCAAACGTCAAGCTATGTGCCACGTTTAGAGTACATATCATTTAGTTCATCTTTTGTAAACTCGCCAAGCGCTCAGCTGGGATTATACTCAACATATTGAGTTTTGCCTTGATCGTTTCTAAATGCTCTCAATGTTGACTTTCTGTTATCACTAGGACTCTTATATGAGCAATGAATCCAACCGCTATTAGGTTCTTCAGGATTATGAAACTCTAATATTAATTGATCGTAATCCAAGTTCTCTACAATCCATTTTGCTAATTCAGCATTCGGAGTGCCAAATATCTCGAAGTCCGCGGCCTGGCCTTTAGCGTGCTGTGAAGTTTTTGATGAGCCTATTGCCTCACATAGTTCTTCGCTTCTAAATCCGCTTGATATTGTCACTGGAGTAGCATAGTGATCTCTGACAGGTTGTAATATATTCTCACATAACTTTTGTAAAGCTGTGATCTGATCGTCATTAGGATTATTATTAATCCCTTTACGCTCAGCTGTCTGACTAGCCGTCATTTCTTTTAAGCTAAAATTTTTACTTAATTTCATTT